CATCCGTATGAAGTTCATGGTCTTCGCGAGGATGTGAAACCGCCTTTCGTAGTACACAGGGGGACTCCCGTGCTTGCTGGTGAATAGGTTACCCTGAAGTGTGGGTTCTTTGACGACGGAAAAGTTGACGTGGCCGGAAGCCGTGCTGTTATCGTTGGGATACAAGGCGAAACTGTAGGTGGAAAATCGCCTCGTGACGGGGGTGTTCCTGTGATGAAGTCGCGGCTGAATGATTCGCAGGAAATGCGGCGAACCGGTGTGCTCGTCCAAAATCTCTTCACCGTCCAGTGTGAGTGTTACGTAGTTTATGTGTTCGTTTCTCAACGAAGGGTCCACGGATAGACCGGCGGCATCAGCCGGTGTGTCGTTATAATTAAAGGTACCGCCGAAGGCGTTGTTATCTGTGTACATCACAAAAAAGTATAGTTCTTGCACGAGGTTCGTAAAGTGTAACCGCGTTTTGAATTCAGTCTCCTCCTTTCCTACCAACACGTCGTCGTATTGAATCTGTGTGACGGGGAATTCGAAAACACTGTTTTGAACCTTGATCTTCTCCACCGGGTCTAGAAAGACACACTCGGTGGATAATTTTAAATCGAACGGTTTAAACGTGACCAAATCGCCGACGTCAGCGCCGACCGAACCTTGGAACCCCGAGATTTGGTGTCGCGACACGCAAATGCATTCCTCCACATTCCTAAACTTAACCTCTACGGTAATCTCCGTCTCTGAAGCTAGCGCGCACACGGGAAAGGCCAGCTCTGGGTGACCGTGAAAATAGAAGGGGATCTCGATGCACACGTCGCCGCCGACCTGGCGGGGGTACGGACGCGTTCTGGAGATGCGGCTCTTCACGGTGGTGGGGTTGAAAACCGTGTCCACGTCCCGTTTACAGAGATCGAAAAGAGATACCTGCTTTGTGGTGGGGTACTCGAGCTCCGCGTAGAGGTCGAGGTACTCGGTCGTTATGTGTTGGAGCACCGTGTCTCCCACGGAAAATCTGATATATTCCACGAAGTTAGCGGCTTCGCCGTAGACGTAATCTTTATCCGCGTCCACACCGGCCGCGAGCACTATGTCGGGGAGAGTAAACCTGAGGCTCACGCTTCGAAGGACGTCGCAGTGGTCACGCAAAATCTTGAAGGTGTGCGTCTCACCGTATTCGAACTCTTTCCCCTGTTTGATATCGATGAATTGCAAAGAAAACTGGGACTTCTTCCTGAAGTTTTCTTTGAAAAATGTAAAGTCGGGATTGTCGGTCGTGTATAGGTCCAGAAGACCCCTCGACTCGAGCTGGATAGATCCCGCCATAACTACTATATGATATTAATAAAATTTAAGGCCCGCTAACCCGGAATCGAACGACAGGATGTTATAGTTCAGAGCGTACACGCGGATGCGTGTTTCGGAGGCTGCGTGCGAACGGGTCGCCGGGGTATTATCTTCCGGAACGTAGCTATCCTGCTCGTTGAACTCTACGGTGAACTTCTGATGAATGATCCTCGACATGTTGAGGTGACCCGTCGGGGTGTTGGCCTCGGGGTCGAGCGCGAACGAGTACGTGCCGAACATAGATTCGCCCACGTCCGGCGTGTTGACGTGATTCTTAAACGGTTGAACGACGGAGAGGAAATGGCCGTTCTCCCTGAAGAAGACGACGTTGTTCAGGCACAACTCGGCGGTCTTGATCTGTCTGAAGGTGTAGTTGTTGTATTGGCTGCCCTGAGTCGTCGCTCCTTCTCCGAGGAACATGAGTTCTTTCACGGGGTGCCTGAAATCCAAGAGGAAGGCTTTCTTATTGAACCCAGCGGGCATGCGCGTCTCGTGGACCTGGACCTGGGTGATCAAGTATTCCATGTGCGAATCCTCGAAAGCTTTGCGCTCGAGCTCGCTCAGATACACGTGCTCACTCGTCAAAAAGATCTGATCGATAAGTTTTTCGCTCGCGACGTTGACGGGGGGTAAGTTTAGGTTTATTGATCTGGATGCAAAGTACGTGTCCCTGTCCACCAACTTGATCCGGATCGACACCTGTTGCTTACTCAGTTTACAGAGGGGAACGGCGTTTTTGTTCGTCCTCGTGAAATAAAAGGGTAACTCGATCGAGAATTTCGTCGGGTAATACGATGTGGTCGTCGTACCTTCCCCGCCCCGATAATTCTTGATGGCGGTGTGCTGGTCGGAAGTGTCCAGTTTGTTCCTCATGTACATGTATTCACCGGTGATGGTGTCGATAACTTGCTCGCCGATGAGCAATTCAGCGTACTCTATGAGTTTTGTGAGCGGGTTGCCGACTGTTTTCATGGCATCATAATCGCTCCTGAACGTCACCGTCAAGGATACGGAATTGAGTATATCACTCTTATTACTGGGCACCCTGACGGTGATGATCTCGCCGAAATCTGGTGTGCCCGTGAACGGTATGTCCGAGAAATCAACGCCGAAAGGTGTGTGCCGCCGAAAACTGTATATGAAATGCGAGTAGTCCGGACACCTCGTCACCCACGCATCCTGAACGCCCTTGGCGCAGAGGTACATTCTATTATAGTGTCACCTTTTTTTTAATATGCCTGCACGCCCACATCCGTCGGATCAGTCCTTTCGGGTTCAGGTTCGACAGGCGTCACTACGATCGGAGGCGGTGTACCCGCGAAAGTCATGAAACCCCTCGAGAAATCGAGCTTCTGCATCTCCAGGTAATACATGTGAAGTTCAAATTCACCCGAGAACGGTTGGTCCAGGCCGGGAGCGCCTTCCTCACTTTGACCGGCGTTGGGTAAGAATGTATTGATCTCGAACTCGATCAGGGTCCTATCCGCGTTCAAGTTTGCGAAATCCAGGGTTCCCGTCGACTGTTCTAGGAGAGGGTGGAGTGCGAAACTCTGTGTGTAGATGTTGGTCTGATCATCCGTAACACCTAAACCGAATTTATACGGCACGGCGTATTTGTAGTGTTCATGACTCTCCATCAAGGTATTGGGAAAACTCTCGCCGTTGAGAAAAAAGCGAGCCTTCTTCATGATGGGCGTGTTCCTCGTTTCCATCGTAGACCCTAACGTCGGGTTCATACCTTCCCCCTGACCCCCGGCGGTCCATTGGTACGCCGCGGCCCTGCTTCGAACGTACGTCACGTAGCGGTGTGAAGATTGGGTCTGGGTGGTGTAGAGCTTATCGCGGAAAAACCAATGGAAGGTTTTGACCTTGGATTTCGGTTCGAGGTTCACCTTAAACGTCGTATCGGATTCGGGTGCGGTGGTGAACGACGTGTGCTTCTTCACCACGTTCACGAGGATTTCGTGGTTGGCGTCGACGAGGTAGAGCCGTTCCTCGTCGCTGAGTTTGACCTGTTCGGTGATGAGCTGAAAATTATTGACCGAGATCGTGGTCGGCGTGTGAGCGTTCTCCGCGCCCTGCCACCACGTCTGGGGGTGGAACGTGAGTTCGAATTGGATTTTCTGTTTGTGGATAGCGCACAGTGGGAAGTACTGACGATCCTCAACCTCCTCGCGCATTTCGGTCTTGCCGTATTTCCTGCAAAAAAAGAACGGGAGGGGGACGATGAACCGGTTCGAGGGTGCCATCGTCGCGTCGCTCAGCTTAATCCCTGGCGTGACACTCTCACTCATGTTAAGAAGAACAAGGTTACCCTTCTTGGATTGCGGGTCCAAGTACAGGGATTCGTGGATCATCTGCCAATCATCCGTGATCTCCTCTACCAAAATATCGTCCACGTACATGGCGACGGACTTCAAAAAACCGCGACCGAGAGGGGTCGTGTAGTTGACGTTCGCCGTTTCCTTGGCGGGGAGCTCAATTTTGAGGTAGATGTTGGTCAAGAGATCGCCCATGCTTTTCGGATCGAACTCCACCTTGACGGTTTGGGAGAAGGGCCACCCGACTATTTGCCCGGGGTTCAACACATCTTTACTGCGATGGAACTTTCGAAACTCTGAGTGTTGTTTGATCTTCTGGTAATTAAAAAAGGTTTGCTCTGGGTCTTTCGAGAGCAGGTAGGTATCCTGCTTTCCAAATGCCTTCAAGGAAAGACGAGCGGCTTCGCTTCCCATGCTTAACTAACTATTGCCTACATTTTTTAAGTCGTTCTCCCACATGTCGAAGTACCCAGTAGCTTCCAGGAGACAAAGTTCCTTCCTGAGTTTGTTCCATTCATCGAATAGGGCTTTCACACGCTCCTCCGTGTAGTCAACAGTCCTCGTGTTCAGGAGGTAATCGAAGGAACGATCAACCTTGGGAAACAGACCGCTCATCTCACCTTCGAGGTCGTTACGTTTCCTCTTAAAAACCCGAAGATCACCGTCGATGACCATCTTGACGAACCGCGCGCGGTGTGAACAGACCTCGCACCGATCCTTCGTGCTCTCGATGAGGTGTCGCTTCCGCTTTTTGTAATGGTCCATACGAAGCTCGATGAAATCGCCCAGAATCTGTTCGGGGGTGTCGTACTTACAAATTCCTTTGGTGGGGTGGAAGAGGTGCATGTTGGAGCACCTGATGACCTTCTGGAGCTTGAGATCCTTGACGAGATCTTTACCGGTGTACCCCTGGATGAGAAAGTCCACGTCTTCTGTGGTACTGTTGTTGGTGAAACCGGTGATGGTCTTCTTCTCAACGAGGCTGTCCAAGTGTTCCTTGTAATCTTGGGTCCATCGGCCCGGGGGTAACTCGGTTACCTTAACCGTCGTCCCGATCACCTGCCATGTGCCTTGGGTCATCCACGAATCATCGTCCTGTTCGAGAACGTGACCTTTGAAACCTCGGAACCATGGTTTCATTTTCTTCAGGTCGCGACCGTTTGTGAAGTTTAGGATGTTGGCCTTGATATCTCCTGGATTGAAGGGGGGTACATAACACGAAAACCCCGTCCCGATACCTTCGGTGCCGTTGACGAGGACCATGGGGATGACCGGCATGTAATGTTCGGGTTCGATGCTTCGACCGTCGTCGTCGAGGTAGGTGAGCACCGCATCGTCCCTCGAATCAAACAACTTTCTCGCTTCGGGGGTCAATCGCGTAAAAATGTACCTCGTTTGGGAAGCATCCTTTCCACCCATGAGCCGCGTGCCGAATTGACCGCACGGCTCGAGGAGGTTGATGTTGTTCGACCCTGTGTAATCGTTCGCCAATTTTACAATTGTATCTGCGAGGGAAACTTCACCGTGGTGATAGGCACTCTTTTCTGCCACGTAGGCGGCGAGTTGTGCCACCTTCATCTCTGCAGTGAGATTCCTTTGAAAGCACGAGTACATCACCTTACGCTGCGAAGGTTTGAGTCCATCGGCCACGGAGGCGATGGACCGTTTCAGGTCAGCGAGTGAAAAGTTCACGAGGTCCTTGTGCACGAAATCCGTTATGTTCAACTGTTTGACGTGGCCGTAAGGAACCTCTAGCTCCTTGGAGTCTTTAGCCGTACTCTCGAGGAGCCACGTTTTGCGTGCATCTGCTTTCTTCTTGTCGAAGGCGAGAACGATTGATTCGTCAGTCATGGTATCCACATCAAATTTCACCGTAAGATCTTGGATCTTCTTGAAGTATTCGCGAGCTTCTGTGGAGGTTGAAGTACCGAGACCCTTGTAGTATTTGATCTTCCACGCGGCTTTGCCGTTACCGTACCAGGATCGGAACGCCGAATCCGTGTAGAACGAATGGGTCTCGGATCCTTTGGTCGCCTTGATGATCGGCGTGACCATGCTCACCACGAAATTCATCTGTAAGAGGGAAGGCCAGAAATAATGCACCATATTGAGAATTAATCCCTTGATATGCGAACCGTCGGCGTCGGCGTCTGTCATGATCATGAGTCGACCGTACCGAAGCTCGGTGAGGTCCTTGTACTCTTTGCCTTGCTGGAGACCAAGGATTTTCTTGAGATCATTGAATTCTTGGTTAGACGTGAGTTGTGCCACGGAGGAATCTCGCACGTTCTTACATTTACCACGAAGCGGAAACACACCGTAATGATCGCGGCCGACGACCGAGAGACCCGCGACGGCGAGTGTCTTCGCCGAATCGCCTTCCGTCACGATCAGGGTACATTTCGATGACTGAGAAGTACCGGCCTTGTTGGCGTCATCCAGTTTGGGGATACCGGTGATTTTCGATTTGCGAGCTCCACCGTCCGTCTTCGCGAGAAGTTTCATCTCCTTGAATTTGGAAAGGGCGGTCAATTCCTCGGCAATACCGGTTTTGAGCGCGTTCTTCACGAACGTCTTCGGGGGTTCGAATTTGGACCCGAAATCTGGAGCCTTTAGGGTACACTCGCTCTTGACTTGGGAGGAAAAGGTAGGGTTCTCCAGCGTGGCTTTGACGAAAACCGTGAACGCGTTCTTCACCTGTTGCGGCTTGAGCTTGATCTTCTTGGCCATATCCTCGATGATGCCCGAGGCGACGAGGGAGGTCACGTGGTCCACGTGGGTCCCACCCTTAGTGGTACAAATCCCGTTCACAAACGAAACCTGTTCCATGCCATCTTCGGACGGGCCGATACACACCGACCAACGATCCGTCGTCACGGAAGCGACCTCTTTCACGCCTTCGTGCATCTTGGCGTACGCCTCGAAGGAAGTCTTGGGGAGCGGTTCGCCGTTCAATCGCACCTTACAGTTGGAGGTGGTACATATGTTCGCATCCCAAACCCGTTTCTCGAAAATCTTATAGATCGCATCGGTCATTCCCGTCATACCACCGAAACGTCTCCAATCGGGTTTGAACGTGACCGAAACCGATGACGTGGCGGCTGCGTGTTTGGTGATTTTGGGTTTGCCGCACGCGGTCATGTTCTCGGTCCATCCCTGTTTGTATGTGTTTTTGGTCTCGCCGTCCTTGATCACCACGGCGAAACTCGACGAGTAGATGTTGGTGAGTTTCGCACCGTATCCGTTGCGACCGCCCACGAGTCGCTTTTGGGTATCGTCGTAGTTGGTACTCGTGAGAAGGTGGCCGAAAACCAGCTCGGGGTTCCAAACACCTTCTTTCTCGTGCATCTTGACGGAAATTCCACCGAGGGGGCCGTTATTCTCGATCGTCACGGTTCCAGCCTCTTTGTCGATGGACACGCCGATGGAGGTCACAGCCTTAGGGTGGAGCGAGTTTCGGTCGATGGCGTTGACCAGTATCTCATCGAAGATTTTCAAAAGGGCGGGGCTGTATTTCAAGGTTTTCTTCTTGAAACATGTTCCGTCTAAGACCCAATACGATTCGGTTGTCGAATCGACGGGGCCGACGTAACTGTCCGGCCTTTTCAAGACGTGCTCGATGTGCGTGAGCTTTTGGACACTCTCCATTTGTGGTTACTTTACTGACGCGTCATTTCTTTATACGCGTCGACGAAGCCGTCTCTCAGACCGCTTTTATTCTTTATAAGGTTTTCACGGACTCCTCCTCTTCGAGGCAGTGGCCCTCGCGGTCGCGGCGTTGGCTCTGAGTGTCCTACGCTTGGATGGACTATTATTGTTCTTCTTCCTCTTTTTCGTTTTCGTGATCACGTCTCTGACCTTTTTAGCCTGGTTGAACTTCTCCCTCGCTATTTGGGCTGCTCGATTTGCAGCCGCTAGAGTCTTTTCAGCCGCGTTCGCGATCTTGATTTGGGTGGTGCGGTACTTACCCCCCTTATACCGGGATTGGATCTTTAAGGCTGGCTTAGTATACCTGCGGTTCACGTTCATGTTTAGCGTGACGAACCTCAAATCGTGTTGCGTCACGAACCTTTTCCGGTTTGTCGGATGCCTGAAAAGACGTACATTGTTATTCTTACTACTTTTAAGGTAGAAAGCTTCGGCCGGGGTCATCTTCGCGAGCTTTATAAAACTGTTTTGTGACAGGTAGTGGTTATACTTCGGGTCGTACCCGATAACCTTTTCACCGTTTTTAAAATTGTTTAGAGTGATATAATCAGGGTTGACAATTGCCGGTACGATCTTTCTTTTATACGGGACCTTTAACGTCCTCTTGTTTTTTTTGTAGTAAATCGGCCATAGAAAAAAGCGAATCGTCATCCAAAAACTGTCTTCAGACGAATATGTGTCATATTTGTTTGTAATCAATACTTGATTAGACGGTCTATTCAAAGGGTTTTTGTGTGTTATAAACGCCTTTGTTGTCGTAAAATGTTTACGATAGTCACGATTATTATTTTGACTAAGGACTAGGGCATTATTTGGACGAAGTTCCGATACCGTTATGCCGAGTGCCCTTATAATCTTTTTCATCAAGAGCTGATCCCGATAATAGATAAGAATGTCAGGGCTGTTCTCTATCAAATGTTTCAAATCCCTATACTCCCGGATTCTGCCAAGGAGGGATTCCAAATTCCTATTACTTATATTTTGATCGTCGTTACCGTTTCCCGAT